TGTTTTTTCTTTCCTACTTTTCCACCTTTGGCATAAGTAGTTGTAGTTTTTCTTTTTCCAGGCATAATTACTCCTTGCCCTCTAGTTGTTACACTACCAACCATACTCTCTCCTATTTAGTTAGTCCCTTTGCCTTCTCGAAACTTCTCATGCCGGCAACTCCGAGCATAGAGGTGACGATTGCTAGTAAGGGCCCAGTTTGAATTTCCGGAGCGGCTAATTCCATTCCAGAAAATTTTGCATACCATTCAATAGATGGCGACAAAATAAATTCGAACATTAGTGCAAAGGCTCCTACCCAGCCTATAGCAGGTCGCCAGCCAGCAACGAATACGCTGCGGTGGCTGGCTTCCTTTGCATTAACATCTAATTGTTTTTCTGCAAGCTTTTGTTGAATGCGTTGCATAAGAATTTTTTTATCAAGTTTTTCTTCTTCTGAGGTATGAAGAGAATCAATGACGGAAGCCACTTGTTTAAGCGCTCCGTCTTTTCCCCCTACTAAATTTGATATTATTCCTAGAACCATTTTTTAGATAGCACCGATAACTATGATTACAATTATAGCTACTATACCAGCTTTAATCCAATCTTTCATGCTCCAATCAGCCCACTCTTTTAAGTGATCCCATAGATCTGATAAAAGTTTCATATTAACCTCCTATGTCCATTCATATTTGCCACCTTTAATCGCCGCACCCATTTGTCCTTTAGTGAGTTTGGATTTTAAAGGAAACTGCGGAACAGAAATAGCCTCTGCTTTTGTCGTAGAGACAGTTCCTTTTCTCGCGTACGAGTTACCTTTAATAACTGTTCCAGGTTCTGCTTTACCAGTTCCTCGTTTCCAGTCACTACTCGGTTTAACACCTGTTAGACTTGTAACATTGTTTTTACCCATTGCACAACCTCCTATTATCGTTTGTATGTTAAAGCGTGACCCGTTCCAGTATGGACTGATCCGCCATGTGAATATTTTTTTATCGCGCCGCCTTTGGAATTAAGTTTAACAACTTTTCCAGTTTTTTTATTAATTTTGTATTTTTGACCTTCATCCACAGGCAAACCATGTTCATATGCTTCTTCTTGAGAACTAATTAATTTTATATTTCCTGTTAATTTATTTAAAGAATATACTTGTCCTTTATTAGTAGGTAGGCCTAATTCTTTAGCTTTTTCAGTTGTAATTTTACCCATTTTTTACTCTCCTTGGTCCTTGTTTCGCGTAGTTTATTTTAATGCCCTGGGGCATTGGTCCTCGTTTCGGAGGTATTGTTAGTGTTAATCTTTTTATCTTCTTCATTAGTGTATCGTTTGGTTGTTATCTCCAATTACTTGATCCGTAAATACTTGAAACAAGTCTTGAGTTTGTTGAAGCCCAACCGTATCTACATAGATTTGTCGAGCTGCGGTCATAAATGCTGCACCGATCATCATTGGATCAACAGAAACTTGCTGTTCTATGCAATGATTAAGCAAGTCATAGCATTTATGTAATAAAATATCCATTTCTTTCTTATCAGCTTCAGCCACGTCGTCTACCTTTTCCAGCCTTACTATAAGCAATGGCAATTTTTTGTTTTTGGGCTCGTCGTTTGCCATGTTTCTTCCTTGTTTTTTTAACAGCCTTAGGTTCGTTACGATTAACTTCTTTAAAAGCTGATTTTAGGGACATACTACCCCCTTTAGCTGCCATCTGCAAAGGATTAATCCCTGGGCGTTTTAGTTTTTGACTTTTTATCAACTTAGCCATCAAAGATTTATTAATATTTTGAGGATCAATAGATCTTGCTTTGGCATTTTTTTGTTGCTTTTGCAATTTCATCATTTTTTGCAAATTTTTTATCTGTTCAGGAGTAAATTTAACCATTATTTATCTCTTCCACGAATTTGAGTTTCTTTCAAGTCAATATTTTTGTTACGAATGTCTTTATCCATCTTCTCTAAGTTAACATTTGCTCTTAATTGTGCAATATCTTCTTGAGATTGAATTTTTTCTTGTTGCATATCAGTATTTTGACCTAATTTTTTGTTTTGAAACTCTAATTTTTGTTGTTCTTCCATGGCTTTGCGTTGAATATCTTTTTCTCGAAGGTCAATTTCTTGTTGTTTTAGGTCTACAAGAGGATCTTGCGATTGTGACTGTAACATTTCCTCTTCTTCGGCTAACATTTTGCTAGTTATTTCACCTACTATAATAGCTACCATCTTCGATAACTCTATATCTAATATTTGTTGCGCTTGCTGTGCCTGTTGTTGCATTTGAGGGTTCTGTTGAGCCTGCATCATCATCTGTTGTTGAGCTGCTATTTGTTCTTTCATTTTTTCTTGAACTTGTTCGGTTGCTAATAAAGAAATATGCTCAGAAATATGGGCTTGTAAAATAGACATAACTTGAGGATTTTGTCTAACCAGTACTGAACTCATAAAAGCACGGTGTGCATCCATATGGGCTTCATGATCTTGTTGAGGAAAAGCTTCTAATTTTTGTCCTGCTAAAGCATTTGCATTTTCCCTCGCTGGATCTAAAGGCGCAGGTTTAGGTGGTTGAGGTAAGATAACATCAATATCTCTTACGCCAAGAGCCATATACATTCTTCTATAAGCTTCATACATGTTATGTAATTCTGGAGCTGCTTGAGCCATTTGCATTTGTGTTTGTGCCAGGGTAACTCTTTGCGCCATAGAAAAAATATTAGGATCAGAAACAGGAATAATATCTACCCGTTCATCAAAATCTTGTTGTTTGATCATTTGATTTCCACCCTTAACCATGTAAGGATATTCCGGTGGAAGATATAATTGAATAACTCTTGCTAATAATTTAAATTCTTTTTTCTGTGAGTAATGCAAACGTTTATGAATTGCATTCATCACTTTTGTTCCACGTTCAATTAATGCCATGGTTGTGCCAACTGGATTTGCTTGTGAGCCTTCACCCATTTTTTGATCAGCAATAGCAGCAAACTTTTGACCTGCTTGAACAACAAAACCTAATAGTTGAAATAAAGTTTGATCAGGACCTTTGTAAGGTAAAGGAACTAATCCTTCTCTAAGATTTCCACTGGGGGCGTCGACATCTCTAAACTCTCCTGGTTGAAGGGGATTATCGTCATCCCGAATTCGCAACCCTCTTGCTTTAAAACCTGCAGGGAGATTGGACAACGTACCAGCGTCGATAAGCTGACGGAGGGCTGCTGTTGCAGTTCTTGATAATCCGCCGAGCATGTGGATAAGGCCAAAGCCATAAAACCCAAGACCAGGTAAAAACTTATAGTGTACAAAATATTGTATTTTCTTTTTAAGGGGATCATTAGGATTCCAGTTACGATATATGGACAATACTTTATTAGAGCCTTTGTCAATAGTTACAATGTAAGGAACCTTAACACCACTTGGATCTTCAAATCCCACTAGATCTAAATCCACGTGAAATTCTAAAAGATTATAAACATCCATAGATGTTTCTTCATTCGTTCCCTCTAAGTCGTTATATTTATTTTGAATGTCGCTGTCGGTTGGTAAAGAAGGTTTAATATCAATATCACGGAAAAAACCAGAAGCTTGTTTTTTTCGTAATTCATTATCCATCATAGTTACAACATGACAAACACGCTCACACGATTGAATGTCTGTTGTTAAATAAGGCAGCACGATATCTTCGGCTGGAATAAACTCGGCGACAGCACGTTGTTTTAAATCTGAATAATAAATCTTTTTAAACGCACTGCCAGCGAGCGGGAGGAAGAAGAGTAATTGGTCCATGTCGGGATCATACTCTTCCATGACATCCATGATCTGATAGTTCATGAAGTCTTTAACTCTGTTAGCTTGTTCTTGAACCTGAGGGTTAATTTCGCCAACAATCTGTGTTCTCACCGGCCCATCAGCTGGGAGTAATTCTTTATAGGCTTGCGCCTGAAATTGTGTAACTGTTTCTGCTAGTAAAGGGTGGGTAACGGAGCTCGCTCCTGTAAACGGTTGTGTTCTATCGGTGTATTTAAATCCTAAAAGATCTAATCCATCAACGTAAGCTTTTTCCCAATCACCGCGACTAGATTTATCTTCATCATATAAACCAAATAAATCATCCGCCATTTTATTAAGTTCTGTTTCTTCTACCACTTCTGCCAGGTTAAGACCAAAATCTCCTTGAGCCGCGGTCATCTCTTCTGGGTTAACAATAGCCGAGCCATCTTCCATCATCTCTACATTTTCTTGAGTCACAGCTCCTGGCTGTTGAATTTCAATATTAGCAGAATCTTCAATAACTAAATCTTCAACTTCTACTTCGGGTCTAATTGGTTGTTCTGCCATCAGTAATATTCTCTCTCCTCACGCTCCACAGGTTCGTCATCATAATCGTCGGGTAACGCCAGTAACCCTCCTTGTCGAAAACGCATTAATGCCTGTGTTACGGTATCAACGTAATCATCATGATCACCATAAGGGAAAGCAGCGCATTCTTCAATAACTTCTTCCGCCCAGCGTTCATCAGGTGCCCATACCTTTCCAGATTCAAATAATGTTGAACATGCGTTTACACGGGTATGCTTATCATTTCCTTTGCTTGGTGTAAAGTTAATCACGGGAATTCCTATTTGTCGAAGTTCATGAGTAAGAGGCATTCCGGATGCTTTGGCTTCAATAATAGTTGTCTCGGGCTCCCAGTACTTATATTGTTTTAAGGCGACTCTTTTTAACTCAGGAAAATCCCAACGACCTTTTTGTGCATCAAGAAGAATCATGGCCGGCGGTTCGTGTTCCACGGGTTTAAATACACCCCAAGTTGTTATAGCACTAAAGTCTGCAGATTCTTTTTTGCTGTAAGCTGTATCGTAAGATTGAATAATATGCATTAAATCAGGAATATCTTCTTTCTCCCAGCGTTGCCACCATTCACGCTTAATAAGAGCTCCTTCCTCAGATGTAGGATTTTGTTGATATTGTGCCTGCCATTTAGCCTCGGTCAGCGAGGCTTTAGTCTGGTTTAATACTTCTGGTGTCCAGTACTCAGGCCAAAGAGATTGTCCACTTGGTAGAATAGCAGGAAACTCAATTACTTCCCATTGATCGGCTAAAGGCTCTGATTGGTTGCGTAGCAACCTTTCGGTAAGATCTTTGGTTGACCATCTGGTCATCACAATAACAATACTTCCTCCTGGCTGTAAACGTTGTCGTGGTCCAGAGGTGTACCATTCATATGCACTATCTAAAGCTGTATCGCTTAATGCATCTTGCTCAGAATGTGGATCATCAATAATTAATAAATCCGCACCACGTCCCGTTATTGAACCTCCTACACCAGCTGCGAAATACTCTCCTCCCCCACTTACATCCCAACGGCCAGCGGCCTTAGAATCTGCAGCAAGTTTTACATCTGGAAAAACTTTTCTATAATCAGGAGAATCAATTAAATTTTTCATCTTACGACCAAAACGAAAAGCAAGTTCTGCATTATGTGTAGTTTGCATTATTTTTGCTTTAGGATTCCTACCAACAAACCAAGCAGGAAATAGGTATGAGGCAAATTCTGACTTTGTATGTCTAGGGGGCATATTAACAATTAATCGTTTTAAGGTACCATCTGCTACTTTTTGAAGCT